CATTTGTGCAGCCGTGGGATTCTGAATTATATCTTCAGTACTTTGGCAGAGTCCCGAACCATCGGCCTTCCAAATACCGCCAATTGGACCATGGCATAGAGCAATCAGTACATTCCAGTAATTCTTGTCTCCTTCTGTCGAAATAAAATGGTTGATGACATTACCACCAAGTCGGTGTTTACCATATCCCACGGGGATAGGTATATCAACATCATGTGTCGTAACAATACCAGACCAAGCATAAGTCGGGCTGGTGCTGGTAAAATCATTGCCCCCGCTTAATTTCGGAGGATCGGGACGTGTGAAGTAATTAAGGGCATAAATGGCAACATTAATAATTAGACTAATCATAACAAGAGATAAGGTAGTCGCAAGTGTTCCATAAATGCCAAGTATGCTGCCTAATAAACCCACAAACCCTATTTCGTGCGATAAAACAATTTCATCCCGTTCACTAACTGGATAAGCCGCCCACATATCTTTGGGGATTTCAAGATCATTCACGGAAACTATAAAACAGTCATATCCTCCCATTTCTAAAATCTTGGCAAACTCGGGATAAAGTTCTGCCATTCTATCTATGGCTTCCCTGATCGTAGAAGCTGTCAAATAGCAGGCCAGTTCCTTGGCCTCGATAATGTTTGGCTTATACAGAACCTTGGGCATTTGAACCTATATAATGAAAAAAACCACGGACTTGACCGAACCATGGCCCATGGTAGAGGTAGTCAACTCTTGCACCATCCTCTTTTCTGAAATGGACAAATTGACCGTTTCCTAAATAAATTCCGATATGGATAATCTCACTATGAAAAAGAATTGCATCTCCAACCAGGGGAGAATCAACCCTCTCAAAATACTTATGGTATTCCCTCAATAAAAGTTTGGCTGCATTCTGTTCAGTATAAACATAGTCTGGAACATCCATTCCCATACGCTTACAACATTCTAAAAAAAATCCGAAACAATCAATTCCCCCCTTGTTTCGGCCCCTGAATTTAAAATCCTTAAATTTTAACAATTCTTGTAGATCCTTTTCTTCCATTACATTGTATAGGGTCGTCTTCGTGGAATACCCGGCTGCGCCCCAAACCGCAGCACATTATTATGTGCTACACACCCGTCAGCACACTCCTTTGTATGGTCACAAGTGGGTAAGCCGCCGAAGTAACCACACTCCGTACCGATTTTATAAAGACCGCTTGAATAAGAAATATTGCGATCAACAACTATTCCGTTAGGATTCTTGACATAGATAATCCCGTAAGCAGTTCCATTCCCCGTCATGTAAAGTACACGACCCGTAATCGTCAACGGAACGCTCACAGGCAAGTTCACACTATCGTACAAAACATTTTCGACAATGCTTGTTGCCGTACCCTGATAAAGGGGGGTCGGCATATACCGATACTGACAGTAATTACGACTATAGACCTCCCTGGGGAGGCGTACATTGAGAGTGTTAAACTTCGTCGAACATTTGAATTCTACCGCTTGTTTTGAACCCCCTGGAGCATCAATATAGTATTCATTTACAATACAGGCATTGGAATCATCCAGGAGATCTTTAAAGGCAATAATGGTCGTAACCTTATTACCAAGTAGACCACCATAATATTGAATCAATCCCCCGAGTTCCTGGAATACATTTGAAGCCCTAACATTAAGCGTATCAATCTGTCCCTCCACATTTGAACCCTGTGGACCAGCCGTAAACCAAAATTTGGTATATACCTGTGGTGTTGAAGTTCTGGGCTTAAAGTAAGTCACATCCTCATTGTCTCTTGCGAAATAAAGTGTCTGGGAATCCGTTATCTCCAATGCCACGAGGATAACTGGACGATTCGTTTTCTTCTTGGATTCAGCTAAAAACTCGGCACTCGTATTATATGGACTCACCTTTAAATATCCTCTCTGAAAATAAACTCTATTTCGAATATATCCATGCCCATATATTTAAGGGAAGGCATCTTATCTACCAAAAACCGAACCAGATAACCTCTCTGAACAATCGTATCAGTGGGATAATCATAAGTTAGTTCTGAAACCAGATTGAGATGCACCCCACTAACTATTTCAGCAACCTGCCCAACTTCTTCGGGCGTACCATTGGGATGCTTGATGTGAATAATATTTCCTGGCTTACCTGCAATTGCTGAAAAGAAAATGGTATTTGTCAAATCCAGGCCCACACCAGTAGTATAGGGAGTGGTAAGTTTTGTTTCTTCTCTCCAGGACGGAAGATAGAAATTATCTCCCCTACCCCTGCGAGCATTAAAGAAAGCTTCGATTAAATTCCAACGAGAATCCTCGTGGAAGCCACGATAGATAAAACGGAATTCATTAATATTGCGACTCCATTCTTGTTGAAACTGACTCGTTCCACTGTCAAATGGTGTCGAAATGGTATTCCACGTCGAACTATAATCCCTCGGTTCGACTAAATCTGGCTCAAATGTAAAGATTTCTGAACTCATTTTTTACCTATCCGTCTGTATCACTCTGCGCATTGGTCCGTTGATATTGTATGAAGATACTACCGGATTGATGATTACGTTTTCATTGGCTGCGATGCCCCTTGCGACAACATCTTCGGGGTCAAGTATATTGTAGATCACGACCTCTACGGGCCTGCTTTCCTTTTTCTCCGGCACCTGTCCGGTGATATTCATATAATCCAAACGTTCCTTGCCTATATTTTGAGCAGCTTCCCTTCTCAATACATACTCATTACTTAAAAGTTTGGCTATTACTTCATCCTGTTCTAAACCACCTTCATGTTTTTTGACAACGCCACCGTGATGATATATTATGCCCCCAAGTGGCGTGTATCCCAAACCAAAATTAGTGGTTCCAACCCCCCCAGCGAATATGCCAGCTATAATACCACCCAGTCCCCCAAGCAGAGAACTAAACCAATTACCGCCGCCAGCACTTGTTGACATATTGGCAAGAGACTTCACCCAGTTCATCACCATCTTCGCCAGCATATCAGACCATGTTCGAGCAATGGCATTGGCAAAGGACCTGAAGTAATCCTTGAAACTTTTAAGCTGACCCGTCAGAAGATCGTTAAATACGGTTGAAAGGGTAGACTGAACAGTATTTAGCCAATCCTGCATCACCTTTCTACCATCTTCAAATTTTACTTTTACTCCATCCCAATATTGTTTCCAACCAGCCGCCATACCCTCTAACATACTTTTCTGAGAAGTATCATAATCGGTCATGTCACGTCTGGATCGCCTTAACTTCTCATTTAGACTAAGGATTTTTTCTTCCCATTCAGCAATAGCAAATATATTAGCGTGGGCACCTTGAGTATTTCTCTCGGTAGCAATAAGATCCTCATATAGGGCAATGGTTTTCTCAGTGATCGAAACCGTTAGTCTATCAATATCATTTTTGAGTTTCCTACCGGCCTCACTTTCCCTTTCGGATTCACTCATTGTATCGTATTGGGCTTCCTTGGCTTTCAATCTATCCTTATCGGCCCTTGTTTCCATCTCCAGTTCACGATCAAGGTTTCTTTGAAGTTCTTTAATCCTGTCATTTTCTTCTTTTTCAAGTAGATCGGAGATGGTCTTAACACCCTGGCTAAATATCTTTCCCCGTTCAGACCAATACCGTTCATCTTCCTTTTCTATTAAAACATGATATTTTTTGATAATTGCCCAATAATCCGCTTCCGATAGGCCAGCCCGTCTCAACTCCTTGTCCCGATTTTCCTCAAGTTTTTTAAGGTTGGCTGTATGTTTTGATTCAGCACTTTGATAAGCCAAATCAATAGCCTTTTCCTCTCCGGTAATACGATCAGCTTCTGTTCTGGCTATAGCTATTTCATTATTAACAATCTCGGTCTGTATTTTAAGAAGTTCTTCCCTGAATTCTCTTTCACTCTCTAATCGCTGTAGTCTTCTCTTCTCCCGTATCTTCTCCCTCTCGATTTCGGCCTGATCTTCTTTGTCAGCTAATGTCCTGGTCAACTGGGTAAAGGTTTCAGCCAGAATTCTACTTCTCGTTGCAGTATCCTTAGCCAAATCCTTGTCGGTCATGATTGCATCACGTTGTTTAAAATAATTACTCCATACTTCTGCCCTCTCAATAGCCAGTACCTTATCAATCCTAATAAGTTCATCGGATTCCTGTTTAGCTTCTTTGAGTCGGTTCTGTAGGTCTATTTTGTAGAGATCATCAAAATAACCTTGGAATTTCTTTTCCAGGGCTAATTTTTCGTTTAAATGTTTTTCCCGGAGATCCCTTTCCTTATCATCATAAAATTTGTTAATATAAAACTTTCGTTCCTCCGCCTTGGCAAGGGCTTCCCCCTCCAATTTTGCGGTATCACCTATCTCGTCGAGGGCATCCTTACGTTCGATCTCAAGTTTTTTAAATTCACTCGCAGATTTCATTCTCCATTCATTTAAGGCCTTGAGTTCATCCGAAGTTGGTTTGGTCCTAACTGATACCCCCTTTTCGATAGTTTTAAAGACATCAACGTAACCAACCACTACATCAGCGAGGCTTTGACTTAAACCAGCATTGGCCATCATCTCCCTGATGGTATCTTCGGCGTATCCCCGCATACCCCTTGCGGCGGCTCGAACGGCTTCGTCGGCATCGGCAACAACCTTTTTCTGTTTATCAATAGCCTTATTGACTTTTTCCGTCGCATCTAAAACATTGGCATATTCTAATGGGTGCTCTTTGGCTTTTCGTTGAAGATTCTCCCAATCTACGGACATTTTCTCCAAACGTTTCTGCTCTTGTTCAAGAACCGTTGCAATACCAACGAAACGGATCATCTTGAGGTCATCAAACTGTTTTTTGAACTTCTTCAAAATCTCTTCAAAAATTTTACCGAGTTCTTTTCCTTCGAGTTGCCCCTGTCGGATAGCTTCATTTAACTCCATATGGGTTGCAGCCGTCTCCGCTATGGCTTCGTTCATCTGCTCTTGGGTGATGTTACCTTCCTTCATCATCGCGTTCAATTTCTCTATGTCCAGAATCTTACGACCAAGAAGAGATAATTCCTTATCCTGCTGTTTGATAGTATCCTGAAGGGCTTTACCAGTGTCCAAGACATATGTCTTGAGAAGTGACCAAGCCGCAACTATGCCGCCCATTACTAAAATAATCGGATGCTTCGCAATAAAGGTGAGGGCTATCCCTAAAGCTTTATAGGCTACCGTCAGACCCGTCACAATATGCGTCATATTCAATAAGGCAGCGGTAAGAGCGAGAATCGGTGCAGTATCCTTTATACTATCAAAAGTCTTTCCAAGAACCGAAATAAGACCATTAAAAGCAGGTACAACGATGTCGGTTAGACCAATACCCATATTTAATAATTGGTTTCCCAGGACCTTCAAGCGGTTCATTGGACCTTCCATGGACCGCTCGAACATTACCATCATCGCGTTAGTGCCAGTCAGCCGTTCGGTCATCTCCCTAAAGGCTTCGGAACCCATATTTAGCATCGCAGCAAGGGCACCAGCCTGTCTTTTCTCCAATCCCTCGAAGATGTTGCCAAGGTCAAAACCAGCCTTTTGTAGAGTTCTTAGAACCTCAATTAGACCATGACCAGGCATCTGTATATCAGAGAATTTAAGCCCAACTGCCTTTATCTCCTCCCTGAAGGCTTTGGTCGGAGCAATTAATTGGGCCATAATGCCCCTAAGACCAGTACCGATTGTTGAAGCCCGAATACCAGCATTGGAGAGTACGGCAATGGAACCCGCCGTTTCCTCGATACTCATACCTACCTGAGAGGCCATCGCAGCCACATAGTTAAAGGCAGTTGCAAGATCATTAATCTCCAATTTGGAGTAGTTCAGGGCAGCGGCGAGAACATTTCCTACCCTTGTTGATTCCTTCGCAGATAGGTTCCAGACGCTCATGGCTGTTGTCAGAACCTTGACCGCCTCCTGCGAGGAGGCCCCCGTAGCCGTTACGAGCATGGCCACAGTTCTTAGGGCCTGTGCGGATTGTGTTGCAGATAAACCGGCCTGACCTAAAATCTTCAGGGCATCCGCAGTCTCCATAAAACTCATCTTGGATGAGGTCGCAACATCCCTTGCCGCTCGCTCCATGATTTTCATTTCTTCTGCTGATGCTTCCGTAATAGCCCCGACATCAATCATGGCTTGTCTGAACTTGAACATCGTGCCGATCGTTTCACTAAATGCCTGCTGAATCTTAAAAACCGTGCCGAAGATTAAGGCCCCACCCAATAACCACGCCATCTGGGATTTGAGCATATCCTTAAAGCCAACCCCCCATCTATCCATAGCACGGTTCGCATCAGCACTCCGTTTTGTAAACTGACCAACTTGGTACTGAACAATGCCCAACGATTCAGCCGTAGCCTCCATTTGGGCATTCATTGCTGCCGTAGACTTACCAGTCAGTCCAAACTCTTGACGAATCAGTTTCATTCGTTCCGTAAGTAGACTCTGTAATTTTTCCAACTCCAAATAACCAAATCCCAACTGCTTTAGACTCTTTCGGTTAATCTCGACTCCACCAGTTAACCGGTTGATCTCGGCATTGGTCTTTGCAAGCCCCGCCTGAACTGCCTTTAACTGAACCGCTTCTCCCTGAACCGCAAGGTCTTTGAGGCGTGCGGTTAGTCCATAGACAGCTTTATCGAGGTCAATAACATTGGTAACGGGCAGACCCTTTTTCTGTAGAGCCTCGGCCTCCTTCATAGCCTGTCCGGTCTTTTCAATATCGGCACGAAGAACATCCCAATCCTCTGCCATTTTCCGTGCAACAGATTGAGAGCCTAAGTGGGCAATCTTACTTGTCAGGTCAGCAACTTCAGAATTTATGGCTTGGGTAATACTCGATAGACGTGTGAATTCATCTGGGTTAATAAAGGCTTTAATCTGGATGGTCTGCAATTTCTGCTGGAACTGCGAAACTACTGCACCAGCAAGTTGAATCTTGCCTATCAGTCTATCCCAGTCCGCACCACCACCACCGAGGCCACCCGTACCACCACCAGCTATGCCGATAGATGAGGCTTTAATCTTTTCATACTGGTCCGCAATCTGTTTGGTAACGGCAAGTATTTTTTCTTTGTCACCGACAGAGGATAGGATAATATCTTTTATGGCCTGCTCATCCTTAACAATCTTACCCATTATCACGTCAAGTTCCTGGTTCAGAACTTTCCTACCCTCTTCAGTCTTTATGAGTTCGTCAAGATATTGCTTCATGGACTGAAGTTTCTTTTCGTCAGTTCCTTCCGCTAATAATCCACGGCTTAATAGTTCCTTGGTAATACCGACAAATTCAGCCACCTTCGCCCGTGCAGCCGTTTCTTCCTGTACTCTCTGTGCAATCAGTTCAGATGTGGCTAAGCGGGCTTGCTCGAAGGCCCCCATCTGACCGATGAGATCGACCATCTGCTGGTAAACTTGAAGCTGACGTTGTGCATATTCAGTAATTTTTGCCTGACGTTCAGCCTGTATCTCTTCCTCGGGCGCCAGGGCCATCATTTTATCTTCAATGGCTCTCCTGGACTCTGGAAAGTAAACTCCTTTCTTTGCCGAGAAGGTGGGCTTACCCCAAGCCACAACGGGATTCTCACCAGCCCTTAACTCGGAAATATACCGTTCGAGTTTTGCAAATTCGGCCTTGAGTTTAGTAACCTGACCACTAATCTCAGAGTTTAACTTCTCGAATTCTGCTACAGACTTTGTACGAGCATCCTTAAAGGTTCCAACCAGTTTTCCGGAAATTCCAGACACGTCAAAGGATTTGGCTATATTAATAATTGGTGTCTGTTCAACCATCTTATAGAAGGCACTAACAGTAACACCGAGTCCCTTAAAGAGATTGGTAATCTGCTGGATAGACGGCTTAATCTTGTCCTGAAAGTTTTTAACAGCCGTCTCGACATTCTTACCGAATGCGGGGTCGAGCTTGGAAAAGAATTCTAAACCCAATCTTTCTATGGTTACTTCAGGCATAATTAATCCATATTATTATTATTTATCCAACCACTTAACTACCTTAACTAACCTCCCAATCCTTTTGCGATACAAGCGGGACAGAACACCCTAAAAGAACCATCACCGAAACAAGATGTAATTTTGCTAATCCATTTCCATTCCCATGATTCGCCCGTATCCCCTTTGGTCCCCCCACAACCATCGCACAGGAATGAAAATTTAATAGGATCTTTACCCAATTCCTTAGTTTTTAACGAACATTCCATTTTATCCTCCAATTGAGGTTAATCCTTATCCCATTCAAAGGTGAGTTGACCCCTGAAAAGATTTACTGTCCCCCATAGAGAAGATCCTGTTTTTTCCAAATTCAACCCTATGGTCCAATAACAATCGGGGTATCCCCACTTCCACCATACTAAACAATTTCCAATCTTCCATTCTCTGCGTATCGTAAGGGGACTCATGCTTCACCTATCATAATTACGATGCCATACCCGCCATAATCAGGGCCGCAGCTTCGGCATTCGTCGTATTAATAAAATGCCTTTTCTTCCCACCAGACCGTTCTTCCCGTTCTCTTCGGGCTTCATCATCTTTAAACTTGAGGAAAGAAACATGAGACAAAAGTACAATCTGTGCCATACTGTAATTGTCGCAAGCCTGTCGCAATGTCAGACCGTATTTCTCACAAACACTATCAAGAATAGCGAGCTCTTTTAACTCGTCGGGGATTCTTGTTCTTTCGGTATCAGCGGCATCAGCCTTGCCGCTGCTAAGAAAAAACTTGATATCGAATTGGCTTGAGTATATTTTTCAAATTGCTTAATAATAGCTGGAACAAAATCTAAAACACTAAAATTGTCAGCAAGCCATTGTTCGGTCACATCCTTATCATAACGTTGGCAGATCGTATAGACTACTTTTACTACTGTATCAAACCCATTCTCAACATCCGCCTCAACAATCTCTTGCAAGATATCAGCGACAGTTTTATCCTTAAAGTCCTTAATCCTTTTCAGTAATGGAAAGATGAGAAGGGTTAGCTTTTTCTCATATGTGAGAGGAAGTATCTGAATAGGTATGGTCTTGTTCCCAAGCTTAAAAGAATCCTGGGAAAGTGTGGGATCGATGACTTCATTAATCTGGTCTTGTGTTGGTTTTTCTGGTTGAGATAAATCTTTTTTCCAGCCTTTCGGTGGCATATTCCCCTCCTTTGTTGAGGATCAGGCAAATAAAAACAGGCAAATAAAAAGGGGTAGTCAGTCGCTTTGCGTCCAACTACCCCAGGAATTAATCGTCTTACAACCGTGGCTACGGAGGAACCTTGTAAGACCCTATAATTG